CTGACCATTCGTATATAGGTCATAATACCATACGTAGTGTTGTATTTCAACAACATCATTGTAGGTAACGGACGGTACGACTTTTAGGCAAACCAACCAAAAAAGATGGACTCTCGTCCTTCGGTCAGTTGCACTAAAAGTCGGTCGTTACTTTGGAGCAAAACAGCCGTAGCTGTCATCATTGTGAGGTGCCCGCATTCTCATTCAACCATCAACCAGGGGAGTGATCCAACCGCTTGATGACCTTTTAGCCTAGAGAATATCTCTGCTACCGTCAAGTGCAGAGAAACGATTCGGCAGGGATTATCCGTCAATGTCCAGACGCTCGGTGCTTACGCTTGGTCAGGCAAGACTTGGTGAATGCCCACTCAGGTGCCGTCTCCACGACACACTAGACCCCGAATACCCATTGAGAGTCTTTTACGACTCTATGCTAATATTCTATCATAGGGATTTCACAAAGTCAATACTGTAAAGTAAAAAAACAGCTTGACACCTGTGCTAGAATCATGTAAAGGAGGTACCTATGAGTGATTTGATTATTTGTGATTTACACCCTGGCATTGTGTATCACTACAAGCTTGGTGTGTTCTACAGGTTAATGTTGCAAGAAAACAACAATCAGCAAGTATTGAAGACTCTAGACGATGGACGAAAACTTGTCAAGGGTAGATTGGCGAACATTACACCTGAAGGGTTCATCATTTATGTCTGTGTGTGCTCGGAAAAGACAATTAAGCTTAAGGCAATTAGAGTTGCCTATGAAATGTTCTACAATTGTAAGAGGCCCAATGGGATGGTGATCTACCCAAAGGACTTGCAGAGTAGCAACTTCAAGATTGCAAACATTGGTACAGTCAATGCAGCAGTGTGGCAAAACATCAAAGATGCAGTCTATAACATTCAAGATGGTATCAAGATCAAGCCACATCCGACAAATGCTTACACTTTTGTAGTGAAATACAGGCAATATGGTCGAGTTATGCAGAAAACTGTACATGATATCACGCAAGCACTGCAGTTTAAGCGCAATTTGATCATCAAATGCAGTAAAATTGTCACCAAATACACTGTTTCCAATTGACTTTTATTGTTTTATGTGATATAATTGCTTGTTTTTTCGTGTTTAAGGTGCTCTATTGAGTGAAAAACGAAGGTAAACGTGCATTCTAAGCGTGCAAAGGCTGCTTTCGACTCCAAGTAACTCAACTTCACACCTTGAAGAACCGCAAGTGAAAAGTGGGATTTCTCTCTCCTTTTTCCCGGCTCTCGGCTTGTCTGGAACCGTAACCAGAACTAATTTGATAAGAGGAACTATGAATTGTAAGTATTGTGGTGCTAAATTCAGGCTATCTGCACTCCACCCTGATCCGTCAGCGTGTCTTGAGTGCAGCGGTGTAGCCGATGACTTAACTATCAGCGATGAAGAAATCGCAATCGATGTGTGGCAACTGTCTAACCCTGCGGGTAGGACTAAGCCTAAGTTCGATGAACAAGACGCAGACACTACTTGCACTTAACCGGAGATAAATATGTTTAAAAAAGGTGATCCTAACATCAATCGTTCAGGACGACCAACTGTAGCTGAGAAAATCATCAAAGATCGTGAAGCAGGTAAAGCTGTGAGTCGTCGTGCCTTGATGGATCGTGAGCTACTGCTGCTTCTACGTAAGCTTCGCCCTCACGTTGCTGACAGTGTATTGACTGCTGCTGGAATTATGCAGAATGAGGAAGCCAGTCACCAGAACAAGTTGAAGGCTTCAACGATCATTCTTGATGCTTATCGCAAGCTGGTCATTGATGTGTACGGTACAGAGGTTGATGAAGACCCTGAAGAAATTCAACAGAATAACGCTCCTGTGTTCAGCCTTAAGGTTGTAGGACAGGATGGAGAATCCAAGGAATGACACTGAACAAGATTTGTAAAATTTGTAATATTGAAAAACCACTTTTTGATTTTTACAAGAGTGATGGGACGAAAGATAAACGTCACAGTTATTGCAAATCTTGTTGTAGCGAAAGAGCGAGATTGAACCATATCAAAAATCATGAAGTTAATCTTGCTAGAAATAAAAAATACTATATCGACAACCATGAAAAACAAAAAGAAGCAAGACGAGATTACTATAGACGAAACAAGAAAGTCTATCTTGTAAATTTTTATAAGAGAGATGCCAGAATTAAGCAGGCTACTCCTTCTTGGTTGTCAGAAGAAATGTTGTCTGAAATAAAACAAATATACAAAAAGTGCGAAACAATCACTATTGAGTCAGGAACAGTTCATCATGTAGATCATATTGTACCGATAAACGGTAAGACGGTTTGTGGATTGCATGTGCCTTGGAATCTCAGAATTATTACAGCAAGTGAAAACTTGAGAAAGAGCAACAAGCATGAAAGTTAGACCTGAACAAAAACAGCAAATCATAATTGGACCATCCAGTAAGAAGCAGGAAATGTTTCTTAATTCAGATGCAACAATTACTGTTGCCGGCGGAGCAGCGGGCTCGGGTAAGAGTTACACATCCTTGTTGATTGCATTAAAATTCATGAGTGTGCCAAGATCGACGGGTGTTATCTTTCGTAGAACGTCTAAGATGATTACAGCTCCAGGGTCGATCTGGCATGAGGCAGTTCAGCTTTTTACAACTGTATACCCAAATCTCAAGATTCGTCATCGTGAAAACGAAATCGTATTTCCAAACGGTTCATTTTTGAAGTTTTCACATATGCAGCACTCATCAGATAAGTACAGTCATAAAGGAGCGCAGTACAGTCTGGTTATCTTTGACGAAGCAACAGACTTCGAAGAAGAAATGGTTGTGTATCTGCTGTCTCGTATGCGTAACGTAAACGTACCGTACCAGCCTCAGATGTTCCTAATGACAAACCCTGACTATAACAGTTTCCTTAGATTGTGGATTCAGGACTTCTATCTCGACAATACAGGTATTCCTATCCCTGAGAAGAGTGGTCACCAAAGATCGTTCTTCAGAGAGGGTAACACAATGGTGTGGTATAACAGCAGAGAAGAAGCAGAAGCTGTACACGGTGTTGGTACAGACAATGGTGTTTCTACGTTCACCTTCATTGGTGCTAACGTTTATGACAATCCCATTCTGATTAAGAATAACCCAAGCTATTTGACTCGTCTACAGAACCTTCCTCGTGTTGAGAAGGAACGACTACTTTATGGTTCATGGTTTGCAAGACAAGAGTCTGCTGGATTCTTCAAGCGTGAGTGGTGCAAGGAAGTTGATTTCCCTAACGCTTTAGCTCGTAAGAGAATTCGTGCATGGGACTTTGCTTTCACTAAGCCTTCTGACCAATACCCGAACCCTGACTGGACTCGTGGTACTCTGATTTCGAAAGACAAGTCAGGAGTTTACACAGTTGAAGACTTGGTGTCAATCCGTGATCGTGTGCATGAAGTCGAAAGATTGATCTTCGATACCGCAAGACGAGACGGTCAAGGTGTCACGATTAGCATTCCATTGGACCCTGCTGCTGCTGCTGGTGCATACGCCAGAGATTTGCAACGTCAACTTGCTGAGATGGGATTCCATTGCAAGCTCTCTAAGCCTGTGAAGTCAAAGCTTACTCGATTCGCTCCGTTCTCAAGTCTAGCACAAGCTGGATTTGTCAATATTGTGAAAGCCCCTTGGAATGGTGAATTCTATGATGAACTTGAGTTGTTTGACGGTGAGAACAAGAGACTGAAGGACGACATTGTAGACACATGCTCAGATGCTGTGTTGCACCTTAACAAAGAGCTTCAGATTCCTAACTTCACGATGCCTAACTTGGACAAGAGTGGTACTTTCGGATTCCAGAACAATCATATTCAGAAAGATGGTGGTGTGCTAAGTGTAGCAGTGCCTCAGAACATTACAGGATAAAACATGGCTACTAGAAAACCAGCAACAAAACCAAAGTCTTCACAGATGACAGAAGTCGGATACTCAGGTTTGAGAATGTTCGATGGTGTTACTGCAGAAGAGACAATGCGAGAGTTGAATTTCCCAAGATCGAATAAGGTCTTCAAGGAAATGTCATACCACCCTGCAATCAACACTGCTCTTTCTCTTTACAATAGCATGATTGGTAAAGCAACCTTCAGGTTTGTACCTCCGAAAGATGCAACAGCAAGAGAAGTAAAGCAAGCTGAAATGGTCGAGTCGATGTTTACTGACATGGACAGACCTATCGAAGAAGTAATGATCGACATCATGACGATGGCTACATACGGTTTCTGTGTGCTTGAGAAAGTCTACAAGATTCGTAAGAAGAGTAAAGGTAGTCTGTACGACGACGGTATTGTTGGTATCAAAAAGCTAGCGTATCGTTCACAGGAAAGCATCGACAAGTTCGAATTCGATGACGACGGTAACAACATTGTTGCAGTCAAACAGAATCTGAGTCTGATTGCTGACCCTTACCTTCGTTACTCTCGTCGCCCACACATGGAAATCATTCTCCCTCGTGAGAAGTTCCTGTTGTTTAACATGGGTAGAAACACAAGTAATCCATACGGTCAGAGTCCACTGCGTGACGTTTACGTTCCCTGGAAATACCTGACAAGTATCGAAGAGCTTGAAGCAATGGGTGTAGCTAAAGACCTACAAGGTCTTCCTGTGCTATATCTTCCCGCTCAATACATGAGTGAAGACGCAAGTCCTGAACAGAAAGCGATCTTTGATCAATTTAAGAATGTCATCAGAAACCTACAACAAAACAGTCAATCCGGTGTCATCCTTCCTAGCGCAGTTGACCCTGACACTCGTGCTCAATTGTTCAAACTTGAGCTACTATCAACCGAGGGTGGTAAGAAGTCTTACGACACAACAAAAGTCAAGGATTACTATCGTGCGATGATCTTCATCGGTATGAATGCTGACATTCTACTGATGGGCAACACCGAAACTGGTTCATTTGCACTTGGTAGCCTTAAGAGTTCACTGACTGGTTCATTCGTAGAGTCAGTTTTTCAGCGTATTGTTCGTGTGTTTAATGACGATCTGATCAAACAAGTCTACGAACTCAACGGTTGGGATGTTTCTCGTCGTTGCAAGATGGACTACGAAGGATTTGAAGACACTAACCTTGATGAATTCTCGAAAGCTGTTCAACGAATCGGTGCTGTCGGATACCTACCTAAGACAATTGAAGTTGTCAACAAGGTTCTGAGTGCAATGAGTATTGACACTCTTCCTGACGACACGGATGTTAAATCCATTCTACCTGAACAAGATACAAAAGCTGGTGAAGGAATGAAAGAGGGAATGGGATCAGGTACTGGCTCATCTAATGGTTCTTCAGGTGACCAAACATCATCTAACAACGATAACTGAGATTCATAATGGAAAAGCTAGCCACAGAACTAACATTGAGATCACTTCTCGATGCAATTAGAAACAATAACAACTCAACGAGTGTTAACTCAACATCGGGTATACCAATGGGAAAAATTGCAACAGAAGACACCCTTCTTGAGTTATTGGCTGTGGTTAGCAGCGACGGACTAGGCGACAGTGGTGAATCCAGCAAGAGTTATCTTAACTTCACAGGTGGAGAAGATGGCTCTGATGTTACTGCAGAACTACAGGCAATGTGTACTCTGGCTAACTCGCTAGGTATTCCTGTCAGACTCCCAGGTTGGGATTTGCATTTCAGTAGTACCCTCTTTGCTAATCAACTCATTGGTACAAGAGGTAAGACTAGACTTATTCCTTCTCAGACTTTTACTACAGCAGGATTTGCTAACGAATTCCTGATTATCAACAGTAACTTCAGTCAAGGCTTCGATGAAGCCACAGCTAATTATGTTGTGTACAGAGACTTTGATGTTGAAATCACACCTAGTGATTCCACAAGAGGTAAATCACTGATCGGACTGGGTGGTGTTAAAGGTGGTGTAATCAGTGGTCTAAGATTGACCGCTAAACGAGTAATCGGTACAGACGGTGAACCAATTAGATTCTTCCAGCTTATCGATGTATATTGCACTACTCGTAATCTGCACATCTACGGAAACGAATTCAGACAACTAACTGGTGCATGGGGTGCAGGTACACCTATCCAGGCTGACGGTGGTGGCTGTCTAAACATTCGTAATCTGAGAGGCGGTCTAGCATCAGATGCTGAGAACTACGTTACACAAGACATTTTCATCCACCACAATTACTTCGAACACCTTACGAGCGACGAATGTTTTGCCGTGTACGGAGTAAGAGGTATTACTCGTAGAATCAAAGTTCACCACAATGTATTCAGAGGTCTACCTACAACTGCAGACAAGGTTTACAACACTACGTTTATCGCTTTTTTCCCTCTCAATGATGGAAGCGGTGTGAACCTTGGTGCGACTGCTGCAGTATACGACTGTGAATTTTCTAACAATTACGTAGAGTCAGCTTGTACTCTTTACGATCTGTTCAGAATCGGTAATACACCTGACGCGAACAACAAATGTTA